TTCTAAAACGACAATTCATAAGAATGATGCTGATCGTATTGATAAGCTTTTAAAGTACTTTGATAATACAGAAGTTAATCTAATTAATGGATATGCTTTCTCTGGATTTGTTAAATCTGTCATTCCAAAAGTTAAGAATAACACAGTTAATAGATATCGTTCTAACCTAGTAGCTGTTCTTAATCATGCTCATGATGAACAGCCACATATTACAATTAATAAAATACCTACTCGCAAGACTGAAAAGCCAAAGCCCAGGTATTTATCAAAAGAAGAAGCAGAAAGATTAATCAATGCTTATAACCCAATACTTCAACCACTCATATATTTTCTTGCTTATCAAGGTGCTAGAACTGCAGAAGCACTCAGTCTCAAATGGGAAGACATCGATATGGATAAGAGGAGAGTCACACTCTGGAATACCAAGAATGGTGACTATCGGTCTTTACCAATTCACTCAAGAGTCTATGAGGCTCTGCGTGGAATCAACAGAGAACGGAGTGGCTTTGTATTCCTCACTCCGAGTGGAAAACCCTACAGCTATACCACCAAGAAGAATGGCAGTCCTATTAAAACTGCTCATAAGGCAGCTCTTAAAAGGGCAAACATACAACAATTTAAAGTACATAACTGGAGAAGCCACTGGGCGAGCAGATTAGTTCTTGATGCAGATGCAAGTAACTATTCGCTTATGGCTCTTGGTGGTTGGAGATCACCAGCAAGTGTTGTGCATTATATTAATTTAAACCCTGACCATTTAGTCAGTACTTTGGAGAAATTAAAATGAGAGTAGATAACATACAAGAAGTTTTAGAATATATTAAACAAATGCCTTTTGAATACAATGTAACAAGTGTCCAGGGCGAAGTAGTATTTTTAAAAATATATATTCCTGAAAATAAAGGTATAGAGAAAAAACAAAATCTTCATGAAAAAATTTTACTTCATGAAAAATTAAATAAAATTGAAAAAGCACGAGAGCTTGAAAACAGACTTAACAACGACAATGGTGGGGAAGTTTAAATGACAAACGATTGACACACCTGAGACACACTTACGAAATGCCTAGGTCTTTATATAACAATTACAATAACTTAAATGAGGGGACTGTAACCTTGCCAAGGTTAGGGTCGAGAGTTCGAATCTCTTCGCCCGCTCCAAATCAGAAAAGGCTCCAAACGTAGCCTATGCAACACTTAGAGCCTCTTCATCCCCACCACTGCCGAGTCTAGCAATGTATCAGTATCTAAGCATTTCTTTCACAATAGCACTATTCACATTGCGTTATGTAGGTAGCTTGTGACACACTTGTGACACACTTTAAAAAAAGAAAGACTTCTCCGAGGGGGAGAAGCCTTTCGAGGTGCTATAATTATATATAACATTTATACAAAGAAAGGGTATTCACAATGTATGAAGATGATCCAATAGCAGAAGAGTATGATAAGTATGGAAAATACTATCCTGTTACCACAATTTCACCATACAAAAGTCAAATGGCTTTTGTAACTGACCATCAAGAACGCATGGCGACCCAGATAGTTAATAAATGGAATTTAAAAAGTACTCCTAAAATAAGTACATTAGAAAGGTTAAGGTCTGTAGCAATAGCTGACATGATTATGCGATGGAACGCTCAAGAATCTTCCTAAGATGTGGACCTCTTGTTTTTACCTGACCCCACCACATTGAATCTTCCATCTGCCGTCCAGCTTCAGCCCAAGACTCATTCTCAATCGCTTCCCAGAACTTAACAAACTTGGAAAATCTATTCCAACCCATATTAAACTGCATTGATAAAACAACAACCTGAACGTTATCAGGAAACTCTCTCCAATGTGGTTTATGTTTATCTAACTCTTGTGAATGTTTCTCTAAATCTCTTGCAAGGATAAAGTCAGCTGTCTCCTGGTCAATGCCTTCTTCCAAGTTATGACCATAGCCTATCGTCCATACAGGAGGATTAGCAGTATCCTTATACATCTTCAGCTCACAACCTTCGTGCAATTTGATTGTATCAATTAAGTCTTTATTCATTTCATTCTCTCCAATATTCTGTCTACTTTTTCTTCTAGTCTGTTTATTGCCACAGTAACGTCATCACGTTTTGCATAGTCTTCTCTTGTCTTATTAAGAAGAATAGCCAGACGACTAATCTCTCTGGATTGTGAACCTAAGAACCATCCACCACCCATAACGATGAGAGCAATAAGACCATCTATGATATGTACCAAATCCATTATTTCATATTCTCCCTAGCTATGCCTTTTGACTTTTCCCATGATCTCATGCCACCTAATCCTAATAATGAAATTGTTAATCCTAGAATTTGTTCGGTGTCTAAGCTTGGTAAAAATAAGTCTGGAAACCAAATTGTTATGATCCATTCAGCAATAGGAAATAATATAAAATGAAACATTAGTCCTAGGGCGCATATCCACATGATGGCAGGTCTAGCTCCTGCGACAAATATTGAACTATGCTTTGCTTGTTCAATGTTGGCTTGAGCTTGTGCTAAGTCTAAAGCAATAATGCTTTGTTCAAGTTCTGCTTTTAATTTATTTTTTTGATCTTTATCTTCGACAAATTTATCGACAATCGGTGAGACTGCTGAAAGTATAGTTCCTATCATGATGATCTCCCCATAAATAAACCCAGGGCAACTGCTTGGGCTGACGTCAATACTGACACCATTCCACTCTGTTCTAAAGATGGTGAATCCAAACCGATATACCAAAAAACGACAGTATAGGTTAGATACATATATAAAAGGATCAATGCTCTTGGAATAACTTTAAAGCTATCAATAGCATGACTCCATTTTTCTACTAATTCAGGACTAGGTCCCATTATAATCCTCCTGTTCTTTTGAGATAAAATAGGTATCCAATCCACATCACTAATCCTCCAATGATTGTACAAAGAAGAATAATGCCAATGATGTTTAACACTTTTGAACGAAACTCAGCTTGAGCATAAAGTTGTTCAGCTCTTTGCTTTCTAATTTTTGTTTGCATTTTAAGAAGCTCACTCCACGCATTAGGACCATGCACCATATTTATCCAACTGCGAAGTTCGTCTTCCATAGCCTCTGCTTTTTTTTTAGCAGCAAATGCATCCATTGCTTCTTGTTCAACAGATGATCCTGCAAATAATTTTTTAAATAGAGGAGGGTTCTTAGACATTTTTTCTGCATGGTTAACATCAGATACTGCACCCATCCATTTACCAATATCTCCATACATGGCTTCTACATCTCGCCCTGCTTGGAAACCTTTTTTGATAAGGTTAAATGCTGTTGTAGCTGTTGCTAATGCCGTAACTGGATCCATCTGTATTTTATGACATTATTGGCTTTTTTAGCCAATTCACATGAAAAACGGCTTGATATAAAGACTCTCAGAGGGTCGAAACAAAGTCTTTGTGTATGATTATACCCTGCTAAATATTCTGATTTTCTGTAAATGTTTTAAAGTTAGCTTTAACTTCATCTGTCCAAGCTAATTCAGCATACTTTTTTGTTTCAGCATCTAATTTGCTTATATCCATTCCTACATGAACCCATTTACCATCATCATCTTTATGAGAATAAAATGGTTGATAAGATGACCTTAAAAAATTAGAGCTTAATTCTTGTTTAGAACCATCAGCTAATTCTTCTAATACTTGTACTTTTTTTCTTTCAAGTATGTACCAAGTATCTTGAACCATAACTTGGTCTATTATTGTTTGTTTTGTTA